TACCGAATCCTGATTGTGATGCACCTGATGCTAAATTAATAGTATCACCAGAAGCACCTAATGTGATTGTTGTACCACATTGATTAATTAAATTTCCACCATCACTTGCTTGAAGTGCATTTGATTTTACAATGTTTCCTGCAACTGCAACTGTATCACCAGCTGCACCAACTGTAATTACATCACCACTTTCATTGATAATGTTATTATCGTTTTGGTCTGAAATATTATCTACTTTAATTTTACTTGTCATAATTATTGAAATTTATACCTTATTATTACTATACCAGATCCACCATTACCAGCTCTAGCACCTTGTCCAGAATCACTTCCATTACCACCGCCACCGCCACCTAAATTAACAGGTGCATCTGAACCAGAACCAACTCCTACTTTACCATTAGCTCCACCTCCTGGGCCTCCTGTCCCTGCTAAAGTACCTGGATTACAAGCACCACCGCCTCCACCACCACCTCTTACAACGGGTGATCCAGTGATTGAAGAGGTTGCACCTATACCTCCAGGCCCTGCGTTTGTTCCTGGTCCTGTTCCTGAATTAGGTCCTGTGCCTCCAGCACCGCCTCCGCCACCACCATTGTCATATGCTGTACAACTTGGAGCGAGATTATTTGAAGCTCCTCCTGGATTACCTTGAGGTGGACTAACTGGAGGAGTATTACCTGAACCTCCTGGATTAGCAACTCCAGGGTTACCTGGGGTAGACCTTCCACCACCACCTCCACCTGAACCACCAGGAAATCCTGCACCTTGACAATTACCTGCACCAAGACCACCCATACCTCCACCAGTTGATGTTATTGTAGAAAAAACTGAATCAGCACCTTTACCAGCTGGACCTGGGACTCCTGGTGCGTATGGACTACTAGGTGGTCTTGTTTGTCCTGCACCTCCAGCACCCACTGTAATTGGATAATCTTGTGCACAAACAGTTAAACCACCAGTAGCTGGGTTTGGAAAAGATTCTCTATAACCTCCAGCACCGCCTCCGCCACCACCTTGTCCTGGTCCACCTGCTCCACCCCCAGCAAGCACTAAAGAATCAACTGTGCTCGATCCTAAGGCATTACCAACTGAACAAACTGTAAAAGTACCAGGTCCTGTAAATGTGTGTATTTTAAAATCACCAGATTCAGTTATAGTTCCACCACTAGCAACTATATATTCTGGTTGTAATTCTATATCGCTTAAATTTGCTGTTTCGGTGCCTTTCCAACCTTGTGTTCCATCTACATAAACTAAAATAATAGATGAATTATTTTCTGTAATATTTAAATCATTTGTTGCACCATTTATATTTGAACTATTTCTTCCAATAGTTATAGCATTGGTTGCAGCTGTTCCTGCATAATCAGCTACGGCCATTATATCACCAGAACTTGGAGAAGCTGGAAGATTGACTGTTAAGGCTCCTGATGTTGTATTTATAAAATATCCATTGCCACTGACACCTGTGAACCCTGCTGTTTTTGCAGTTGTGTCCCAATTGACTGAACCTGATCTACCAAAACCTGATTGAGTAGCACCAGCACCTAAAGTTACAGCTGTGCCTGATCCACCTAAAGTTAAAGTTGAACCACTTTGTTTATCAATAGTATCTACTTCTATCTTACTCATTAAATAATTACCAATGTTCCTGTTATAGTTTGTGTACCTGTAATTGTAACAGGGCCTGCTAATACACCTGAATCTAAAGTTTGATCTTCATCTAAAGTAGAGGCATGAGTTACAACATATCCTGTAGCTTCCATTACTGGAGACATTGCTTTCTTTGCAGGGATTGTACAAAATACATCTTTTTCTCCTGCAGCAAAATTAACAAGACTATCTGAATTAGTAGATGATAAAACTGTATCTCTAGAAAGAGTATCTGGAGTTGCATCAGTTACTGTACCAATACCTACTTCAAACTCTGTTTGAGTTGAATTAGTAATACAGTAATAAGTTTGATTAGTAGTACCAATACCTGTTACAAAAGATTCAAAACCTTGTGACGCACCAGCTAAATTAATAGTTCCTGTTCCTGTAGTAGTACTTGTTTCTTTTACTCTATCATTAATGATGAGTGCAGCCATAAGTAGTACTCCTTTAAGCTATTCTAATTAAACCAGCACTAGCATTAGCAGTTGGAAACTGTAATTCAAAAGTTCCATTCGTTGAAGTTTTAACTCCTCCAAAATCTAAAACCGCAATTGCAGAGTTAGCATTATTTGCATTATATAAAAGTGCAGCTTGAGCAGAAATTGTTGCATTAGGAAATGTAACATTGTCTGCATCAAAAATAGCTGTAGTTCCATCTACAGAAATTGCAACATTAGTCAATACATTTCCACCTGTAGTGTAATTAGTAGCTACGTTTCCTGTAACTTCATCTGCAGTTATGTAAACAGATGTAGTTGCATTCAAAGTTGCTGCATTTGTGTATAGTGCACATTTAAGAGTTTGAGCTTCAAGGTTTCCACCAGGCGACATCAAGTCTTGTTTAAATACTGTGCAAATCGCTTGTGTTATTGCCATATTATTGTCCTCCAGTTAATGTGTTTGTACCAACAGGGCTACCTGGAAACTTATAGTCAGTTCTTCTTCTTCTACGAGCTTCATTATTAACAGTGGCAACTCTTGTATTATACAAATTTTGGTATATAGTATAATCTTCCATGTTCTTTGTAAAGAGATTTGCTTCTGCTAAACAACCAAATAATAAAACATCTGGGATAGTTTCGGTATACCAATTAGTAGTGTTAGTATTAGATAATGGATTAATTTTTCCTTGATATCCTAATTTTAGAGTGTAAGCTTGATCAGGTGTAGGTGCTAAATATACACGATCATCATCAAAATTAGCAAAATATTTAGGTTGACCTTGTAAAGCTGAATTAGGCCAATATTCTTGACAATAAGCTAATGGTTTCATTTCTAAATAAGTAACTTGTGTACCAACAGTTATAGTTAAATAATTAAATAACATAGGTTCAATAGCAGTAGGAAGATTAACAAATCTATCACCAACTATTGCTGTAGTAGTTACGTTTTCATTAAAACCTACAGGATCAATATCTCTTGATAATGAAGAAAATGTATTATCTATAAAAGTATCTAATTGATTATTAAAATCAGTGCCTGTATTTTCTGCCCATGTTTGTATATCAGTCTTTAGACTGCTGTAAGTCATTGCCATTTTTATTCTCCACTTTTACGTCATCGTCAATCTTAAATTTAGTCCATACGTGTCCTGCAAATGGATAAGTTCCATAATGAGTTAAAGGACTACGAAGATCAACATGTATCTTACCACCTATCTTTTGCCATAATCTACAAAAAGCATAATCTTCTGATAAATATCTATTACTTTTTTCATCAATAATACAGTCAAAAAATGCGTAACAGTTGTTACTTCCATACTTTTTACCATTAATAATTTGATCGCTAGTATATTTAAGATTAGAATAAGATTCGATCATTTTTCTAAATACTTCTTTTTTAATACACATGAATCCAGTTGCAGCATCCATTACTTCTGTAAATCCATCATCTACTTCAATATTATTAGGATTTGAAAAATTAAGATTGTAACCTAAAGCTCTTTGTTCTAAATGTTCATCACTTTTTTTTATTAATTCTGGTATTCTTTCCCAATCGATAGATTTTCTAGGATATACTCCGCAAGCTATATCATAATCAGATAATACCATACGAGAAACTGCATCTCCATTAAATCCTATATCAGAATCAATAAACATTAAATGAGTAAAAAGATCAGGGTTAGCATCATCAGCATCTAAAAATTGACTTACTAAAGTATTTCTAGCTCTAGTAACTAAACTTTCATTTCCCATTGTATTTAAATGTACTCTATAATTATTCTTTGCTGCAGACTGTGTTACACTCATAATTCCATGTAGATATCCTTCAGAAAGTTGACCGCCATAACAAGGTGTTGCGATCATAACACTCAGTGTTTTATTTTTTATCATGTAATAACAACTGTAACATTTCCTAATGAAGTTGTTAACAAATTTGTATTATTTAAGTACCACGTTGTAGGAAGAGTTGCAACTCCTACATAAACAGATTGACCAGATGTATTTTGAAAACCAGGTAAAGCAGTGATTTGATTAGGAACACCTCCTGTATTAGAACCAGGTATACCTCCACCAGTTCTTGCTGCTTGTGTTACAGATATACTAGCTGATGGTCTAGCATTTTGTAAAGTTTGTGCATCAGTAAAATAAGTTAAATCTAATTGTGGTTGTTTTGGTTCCCACTCGGAAGTATGTACAAACATTCCAGTCCATTCAAATACCATTTCTTGATAAGGAAATCTTAAACCTGATCTATCAGAAATAGCATATGCATATTTTCCACCTGAAAATTTTTGAGAAGGTGCTCTATGTGGTCTTGTACTTGCTGGTACTCTAGCCATTATGAATAAAAACTTGTTCCTGTTGCTGGTAAAATTCTAGTTGAAGGAGTATCATCGCCAGCAACTAATCGTTGATATGCTTCTTCATAATCTATTTTTAATGTTTGTTGTGTAGCTGGTGCAACACCAACTCTTTTTTTAGAAAGATAATAAGCAAGTCCTGCACACATACATTCTAAAGCTCTTGAAGGTACATCTACATTTTGTTCTACACCATTTACTGTAGAAGCTGTAACATCTTCTATTCTTCTCATTCTGTAATAAGTGATTGTGTAATTTGTATCTGGAGCTGGATAAATTTTTAAAACAGGTGTACTTAATCTTTGTAAATAATATTGTGTAGGTCTAGCTTGTGTAGTTTTATTAGAAATTGCTGCATAATCATTTAATCCTAAAGCAGTCATAGCATATTCTGTGCCATCACTTATTTGAATATTTGCATTAATTACATCTACTGTATCACTTGGTAAATTATATTCAATAGTTCCAGTTGTAATAGCTAAAGTTTTATATTCTATTGTCCATTGATTGTAACCACGATTAGCCCAATCACTAAACATAATATTTAAACTTCGTCTAGCTGATCTTATATCATAACCTAAAATAGGATCACCACCTATTCTATCATAAGCCTCTTGTATTACATCATTTACAGTTAAAGTAAATGTGGAAGTTCCTGATAAAGCCATAGTCCTCCATTATGCAAAAAATGCTGTTACACCGTTAGTAGTAGATACATTAGCACCTGCAATTGTAGATGAAACTTGTAAACTTGTTTTAAATTTTATACCTTCTGCTGGTAAATTAATTTGAACTGTTGAAGCACCTGCGGCTGCGTTACCTGTTTCAATATCAAATACATCTGTTCCACCATCTTTCCATGTAAGAGTACCAGCAACATCAGTAGGTTCAATTATAAAACCTTTTAGTCTCATTGGTCCTCCAAATAAAGTAACAGTAGTTGGAGTATTTGAAGCTACATTAGATAATGCTGCTTTATTTTTACTAACAACATTTAGATCCGATCCTGCCATTTTTTTCTCCTATATTAAATTATATTTTTTTAAGTCTTCATAAAGTAAAGCAATTCTGTCATCTTGTCTATTAGAAGGTTTTAAATATTCTTGATAATTAGCTTTAGCTTGTATATTACCTAAATCTAAAGGTTTAACATTAATATTGCTAGAACTACTATTTACTAAATCTGTACTTGAAGGAAGTTGAGTAGGTTTACCACTAAAAGTATCAATAACTTTTTCAATATTTTTTAATTTTTTTTCTAAATCTTCTTCAGTATCTTCTTTTTGTTCTTTTTCTTCTGTTTTAGTTTTTATTATTTCTGTTGTATCTTTTTCAGAAGTTTGATCTTGCACTTCGGAATCAAAACGATCATCATCTTTATCTTTTTTACCAAAAGAAGATAAAGCTTCACCAGCAGTTTTTAAAAAATCTAAATTAAATTCCATAATTTTTTGAGGGCCCGAAGGCCCTCTAGTTTATTATTATAAATCTGCTGCGTCTTGAACACTATTGTTTTGTAAATACAAAACAGTAACTGTTGCTGCGCCAGTTGTACCGTCACCATTAGTACCAGTAAAGTCAGCTAAAACTTGTAAATCAGTTGTACCTACATTAGTTGCTTCTGTATCTAAAATACCGTGAGTAGTTCCTAAAGATTTAACACTTTGTCCATTTATAAATGCATCTGCATCAGCTGCAGTTCCTACTGAAACAGTAGCCGCAGCACCATCATTATTCACTGTAGTTACATTAAGAATAACGTCAACTATTTGTGAGTTTGCTGGAACTACTGCACATACTTGATTTAAATGTGAAGCACCAATAATATCAACTTTTACTGATTGGCCCATAGTAACGAAACCAGTATTTTTAATACTTTCGCCTAATTTTGTGCCAGTTGTTTGACTAACCGTTCCCGCTTTTATCGGTCCCGAAAATGTTGTTGTTCCCATATGTCTATCTCCTTATAATAGTCTGCTTTCGCAGTCGTTTGGGTTATTAAAAATACTAGGCGTATTGCTACGCCTAGTATTAATTAGTTATTATGCTACGCCTTCAGATCCGTATACACCTCTCCAGTCTGTAAAACCGAAGCTGTATCTTTCTCTGCATTTGTATCTTAAATTACCAGATTCAAAATCGCCTTCAACAGCTTTTTTGATTGGTGATCTAACGAAGTGCTTCATTCCATCTGGACAATCAGTTAATATGAAGTATTGATCAGGATTAGTAAATCTTTGATTGACTACTACTCCTTCAGGGATCATACCCATATTTCTCATTGCATTGATATCATTATCAGCAGTACCAGGTCTTAAATTAGACTTGATAATTCTTTCTGCGATAAAGATCAATCCAGGAGGAACTGCAAGTTTTCTTCCAGATAATGCAATTGGTATACTTCTGTCATCTACAGCTTGCGAAATTTGAACTAAAAGTGTCTCTAAAGACGTTTCAGATAAATCCGCAGGTGTTGCTAGAATGTTAGAAGCAGTACCGCCACCACCTAGAGGGTGTGAGCCATTCATTAAAGCTTGGCCGTCACCACCTACTGATGTAGTAGTTGCATTATTAAAGATGTTTGCACCTTTGATCTCTTTAGTATGTTGCATTGATCTTGCAAGTGCTCTTGCGTATTTAGCGCCAAGAGAACCATACAAGCCATCTTCTTCAGCTTCTTCTGTAATCGCAAAAGCTAAAGCGACAGTTTCATGTACATATCTTGAGACAAAGCCTTCTCTGCCAGAATCATAACTGATCATGGCACCTTCAGCTTTAGTTGGTGCAGCACCGAATCCGATCATTTGTACATCTTCTTCGAATGCTTTCATTGATTGCTCTGTAGAATATAGTGATCTCCATTGTTCAGGATATCTATCATATTCCATACCAAACACGGTGTTTAAACCTAGATTGAGCTGTTTGGTAAAAAGTGCTCTGTTTAAAGCCATTTTTTAACTCCTATTGTTAAGGTTATACACCAGCGTTCTGAGTACCATATAGAGATAGATTTATTACTACTTCTACATCAGCGTCAGCGCCTACTGCATTATTTGGAGTATCAATTAATCTTAGGATTCTTAAAACTTTAGCAGTAGTTGCTAAAGTTGCGTAATCCAGTTCATCAGTTGAATGTCCATAGATTGAATTATACGTTCCAATTGTTACGTTAGCTAAAGCTCCTACTGCTGTAGAAGCAAAAGTTCCGTTGACTTGGACTGCGTAAGTGATATTTGGATCATCGTACACATAAGCTTTAATAGGCGTGTTAGCCTTTGCTGTTTGTGCATTGTTCCAAACTTTTCTGAATCTAACATCACCAGTGTCATTGTCAATGTATTCAACGCCATAAAAAACACCGAGAGCTGTACCGCCCGCCGTGCCTCTTATAACTGTTCCATCGGCCGCCAAAGTAACGAGGTCTCCACTTGCAAGATTAGCTGCATAGCTATTTGCAATTGCATACTCATTGGCTCTAATAACACCGCCTGTTAAATGTCTTAATGGTACGAAACCATTTGGTGCATTTACATTTGCCATTTTTATTTACCTTTGTTAGTTTGTTAACTGCCTTCCGAACTAACTGTAGTTTTAAAAGTCCTTTGGATAGGTTGGCCTGGTGATTCGACTTTGTTCATGTCGTTTTCGACTGATCTCATCAAGTTCTCTGTCATTTGCGCATAGTAATCATTTCTTTGATCTAACATTTCTTGCGGCATTTCACAAAGTACCATTCCTTCTATTCCAATATGCCCAGCAAATTTGCCATGTTCTATCGTTGGAAAATGTTGGCCGTCTTTGATAGTTTTAACATCTCTAGGTGCCCAACCTTCTCTCAACCGTTTAGCTACATTTGTAGGTGTCTCCTGTCCCAATACCATTGTTGCTACCCAACGTTGAGCATAACCAGGTCTTGGTTCAGGCGCTTCTAATAAGTTACTCGGTCGCCATTTTGAAGCTAGTTTAGATTTCTCTACTCTAGTTTCGTTATTTATTTTATTATCTTTATTCATAATGTCAGGCTCCTTTCTATTGTCCTGTATCGCTAAAGCTTTTTACTTCTTTAGCAAATCGTTTTAGTGCTGCTTCATCAGTAATATCTATGCCAAAGTTTTTAGCAGTGGCGAGATCATCACTCGTGAGCTTAACTCTATTACTTGGTGTTCCTTTTTTACGAGAAACTCCTGCAACTGGAGATTGCACTCTATTGTTTTTTTGTACTACATTTTGTTCCGCTTTGGAAGTGTTTTCTTCTGATTTATTAAAATAAGAAAGACCACTTGATTTTAGTCTTTTAGTCATCTCATCATAATATCCCGGGTCATGCACATCCCAACCTTCTTCTGTTAATTCAGCATCAATTCCATAAGCCATAGCTGTTTCTTTTCTATAACCAGGTTTATTGAACCAAGTTGAATTTTCTTTTACCCATTCTGTTGCTAAAGGCGGAGCTTTTTTTTCAGTTTTTTCTTTAGTTTTAGGTATTTGTGAAGCATAATCTTCTGTTTTAGTCATTTGACTACGAATTTCTGCCATATTTTCATACAGTTTTACTTGTTGATCTGTATTACCTTCTTCTATTGCTGATTTTAATTGATTAGAAACACTAGAAAGTTGATTACTTAACGATTTATTAGCAATATCGTATGTCTTTTTTTCCATTTTAGACATTCTTTCTTCCATTTCAACTAATTTTTGTTCAGCTTCTGCTCTTTTAGCTACTTCTTTTTGGATTCTTTTTCGAACTTTAAGAGAATAAGGCATATCTTCTGAATATTCAGGAACTTCCTTAACTTTTTTATCTTCAAGTTTAATTTCTCTTTCATTTTCGAAAGTTTTATCTATTTCTTGTTCTTTAGAAGGTTCTTCTTGAAGTAAATTATCTAAAGGATTAGAAGGTACACTTACTTCTTTTTCCTTTTCTGGTTCTTCAAGCACTACTTCTAATTCTTCATTCTTATTTTCTTTTTCTTCGATCATAGTTTCTCCTATGTTGTCATTAACTATTGTTAATGTATATTATAGTTGTTGAGTTACAATTTCTGGACTTTCCAGAGTTGCAATAATCTCATCATCATTTAATAACACCATTTTTACATCTTGTACAGAAACTCTTGCTCCTGCATATCTTCCAAAAACAACCCAATCTCCAACTTTACACCACGGTTTTTTTCTATCGCTATAACATTCTGAACCCATAGCAATTATTTGTCCTACACTATTTAAGTATGTTTGGTTATCTTTGTTAGAATCAGTTAAAATTATTCCACCTTTAGTTTTTTCTACTACTCCTTGAGGTCTTAATAAAATTCTATAACCAACTGGTTGTGGAACTTTATCTGGTGTTGGGATATCATTATCAGTAGCCCAAGCTTCATTACTATTCATCGTCTATATCTCCTTTTTTATATTTTTCTATTGTTTCATTTATTATTTCAAAAGCTTTATCTAAACCCTGACCGTATCCATAGATACGTTTGAATTCAGATATATTTTCTACACCTTTATTTAATAAATTTTGTGATAAATCTTGTTTATGATCTTTGATTTTTTTTTTAATGGCCTGTATTAGACGTTCCATCAGTTCCTTTCTTGAAAAAATCTAAAGTATCATTAAAATTTTTTCTTAAACCATTTGAAGCAATTGCAAATAAATGTGGTTTAACTTTTTTTATAGAAATTTTTTTATTTTCTAAAAATTTTTTAGCTTGTCTTATTTCTTCAGGTTTAACGGCCATTGATATCTTTCGTTGCTAATTTATCTTTATTAATACCTTTTTTAATTACATAAGATTGAGTACCATTAGCTCCGGTATTAACTTCTTTTTTAAGATTTTTAAATAATTCCATTTCTTTATTTTTTTTCTGTTGATTTTTTGAAAAGCTTGTTAATAATTTATGATCTCTCATTAATCTTTTTTTCTATCTTGTCTTGCAACTTTACTTGCAACCTCTACTATTTTAGCTTTAGATTCAGCATCTTTTCTTGCATTTTGTTTTTCACTTTCTTTAACACCTTGCATAAATCTAGCTTTTCTAATATTTAATTCTTCACCTTTCAAAGCAAGTTGAGCTTGTTTTTCTTGCGCTTCCATTTGTTGTTTTTGTTCTTCAGGAGAAGGTGGCATACTTCCCATTAATTGTTGTGCTGCTTGAGCTGCATTTGCTGCTATTCTATTTTCTTCTTCTATACTAATTTCTTGCGATGGTTCATCATCTAATTCTTTATTAAAATCGCCTGAAGAAATAGGATTACCTGGAGGTACTGATGCTTGCATTTGTTGTTGATATAAAAATGCCATATGTTGACCTATATGAGCTAACATTGCTGGATATAATCTTTCTTTAGCTTCAGGATTTCCACCAAATCTAGGATCATTAATAAATTGTGAATGTACTTGTATATGAGCTTGATGATCTTGATCTTCAAATACTTGAATTGGTTTACCGTTAAGTAAAGCCATATTTTCTGATACTGGATCACGTCTAGGTGTATCTTCATCTTCTATCATTAAGTCCATATAATCAGGAATATTAAGAGCTTGTAAAAATCTTCTTGTTGCTTCTTTTACATCTATAATATCTGGTGAAGCTTGTGCTAATTGCAAACCAGTTTGAGCTAAAGCAATTCTTTGTGCTTGTGAAAATATATTAGGATCAGAAACTGGAACTACACTAATAGAAGCTGTAAAATCTTTTCTTCTAATTTTTTTATTTTCACCTATAACTTCAAAAGAATATTCTTCATCTAAATATTCTCCATTAAGTTCATAAATTAATTTAAATTCTCTACCTTGAGCTTGATGAATTCTTTTATGTATTGCTGAATATACTTTAGAGCCTTGTTCTATTAAAGCAATAGTAGTACCGACTGGACCTGACCCTGCGGAATCACCAATCATAGCATCAGCTATTGATGCAAAACGTCTCCCGGACTCGGTTAAAACACCAAGTAATTGTAAAAGAGTAGGCGATGGTTCTTTGAAAGGGAGAGGGATAAAACTCTTTCTCAGATCATCACCATAAGCTTCAACTTCAACCCATTCACCAGGAGAAACAGTAATGTCTCCACCTTCTATTCTGGCTCCTTTAGCTCTAAATCCTCCATTGAGGTTGGCAAAGGCAGCTGAATCTAGTAATGCTCTTAAAGCACCAGTGCTAGCATGTTGAAGTCCGCCGATCATTTGAATAAGGCCGAAGCCATAAAAGCCCAAGCCCGGAAGATATTTATAGTGTATAAAATAAGTTCTTTTTCTTCTTAATGAATCTTCTTCTTTCCAATTACGTCTTATAGATAAAACTTTTTGTGAATCTAAATCTATTGTAACAATATAAGGTAAAGCTAGTTCGTTTTTATCTTCACCTAAATCTAAATTAGTATGTACTTCTAATACAGTATGTATTTTATCTGCCATACTAGGTGTCATACCTTCTAATCTTTGTAAAGTTTGATCTACCATATCTCCGTCATTAGAACCTGGAGAAGTTTCTGAAGAGCTTAATGGTATATCTTTATAATAACCAGATACTTGATGTTTTCTAATATCATTTCTAGTTAGCTTCATTACTTGTGTATATCTTTCAGCTGTTTCTAAATCTGTATTCTCCATTGAAATTACAAATTCTTCTGCTGGTACAAATTTTGAACAAATTCTATCTAAAGTATTATCAAAATAAACTTTTTTAAAAGCACTACCAGCAAGTGCTAAATAAAATAACATTTGATCTAATTCATTAAAATAATCTGGTATCTCTTGTGTAATTTGAAAGTTCATAAAATCTTGAACTCTTTGAGATTGATCTAATTTTTTATCTGTAACTTTTCCTATGACTTGAGTTTTAACTGGACCGCCAGCAGGAAAAATTTCAGCAATAGCTCTAGCTTGAAACTGTGTTGCTGCTTCTGCAAGTAATGGATGATGAACACCTGAAGCTCCCGGGAAAGGGTCTTGTCTATCTTCTACAACTACACCTAACATTCTTAAACCTTTTGAATATTGGTCTTCCCAATTTTTTCGAGAGCTTTTATCATCTTCATAGGCACGTACTAATTCTTTTCCTATAAGATTAATTTCTTGTTCAGGTAGTTCTTCAGCTAAATTAGAATAGTGATTACTTTCAAAAGCTTCTTCTTCTTTTTCAGTTTGCTCTTGATCGATATCTACATTTACTTTTTCACCATTTTCATTAGTGAATTGTAATTTTTTTTTATCTAATTCAACTTCCATTATTTAACTTTTTGCGGTTTTAGCAGAGGCTTTTAAAGCTTTAGCAGAAACAGTTCCTTTACCAGGTCTGCTTGTGCCTGCTTTTTTTCTTTTGTTCATATTGTAATACAAACCTTTTTTAGCAACTCGACCACTTTTAGTTTTGTGATAACCTTTTTTCATAAGTTTACCAAATCCTTCTCTGTTAATCACTTACTATTTTTTTTTAAAACCGTAAGTGCCTTTTGGTTTACGTGTAGCTTTTGCTACTTTTCTTCGACCAGCCATAGACATTTTTTTACCAGATTGTTTTCCTCTAGTCATTCCTAACTGTTCATCTTTTCTTGCATTGTATCCTTGTTTTTTCATAGCAGTATACCTCCTGGTTCATACCATACTTTCCTATTAAGAGATATAAAACAAAAATATAGATTATTCTAGTATTAATTTCTTAATACTTTTGCTACCATCTATGTTTGATTCTAACTCTGCTTTTGACTTTATGCATTGGTATTCAATGTTATTATTCTTGTTTGATCTCATTGCAACTCTTTTACCTTTAAGGCATTCTGACATAGATGTTTGAATTCTATGTTCTTTGATCTCTCCATTAACAACCATAAGTAAAGCTATAATCAATTCCATTAATGAGCTCCAGTACCGTTTGCTCTAACTTTATCTTTCAAATCCTCTACATCAGCTAGTGCTTTTTCTAATTGAGCTTTTAAAAATTCTATATTAACTTTGTTTGTCATGTTTTGTTCTTGAGTTATTTCTAATTTTTCTGTAGTTTTATATAGATCCTCTATTAACATATATTGTTCTTGATCTGTAGGAAGTTGTTCTGACTTCTTTAATAGATCAGCTTGAAACAATTCTCTAGAAGTTTCTAAACTTGTTAATCTTGATGTAACTTCTGTATATGCAAAAACACCCATAGCAACGCCTGCTACTATTGCCAACATATTTTTCATAGGCATACTTATTGATGTATTTTCAGATATTTTCATTTAGGTTCTGGTAATTTAAAATCTTTTGGTGGTAACATTATATTTTTGGTACCCATAAAAGTTTTATTTTTGTTTTCAGGTTTATCTTTATACTCATCAGTTAAATCATCCCAAGCACTACCTTCTGGTCGTTCTTGTTTTTCATCATTTATAACTATACCAGAACATTTCATAACTAACAGATGAAAATTAGGATTATACTTTAATGTAGGATTTCTATTAACTTTTCCGCACATTTTCATAAGCTCTAATTGTTGTTTAAGCTCCATATTTTCTTGTTGTATGTCTTTAAATCTATCTGTACAAGCTGATCCTAAATATTTTCTATAAGTTAATCTTATACTTCGATCATCATTAAAATTGTCATAATCATTAGAAGGACTGTAACTCCTATGATTATAGTCGGAATCTCTTTGTTCCACGGAGACATCAAAAGATCCAGTACTACAAGTATTAGTACCGTCATTAAGATATTCATTTCTAGGATAAGCTGGTTTTACAAAACACAGTACAACAAACAAAATAACTAACATTCCTGTAAAGTAATAATTCATCTTGCTGCACTCCATTCATAAATCCTTAATTATTTAAATCTCTATTAATATCTTTTATATCATAAGTATGTTCTCTTACTTGATCAGCTAGAGTTCTATATAAATTTTCTGCCATCTGCCATGTTGCTTCAGCAGAAGATAGTCTTGTATTAATATTTGTAATATTTTTTTCTGCTTGTTTTAAATCTCGTTGTAAATTAGTAATAGCTGATTGATTAGAATTAATAGTGTCTGTAAGATTAACAATATATCTAACACCAGTAAATGTTCCGACTATAACTGACGCAACTACTGGAACCATTACAATATTTTTTTTAAGTAAGTCTACAAGATTCATATTTTCCTATTTTTAGGAAAACAATATATAACAAAAGTTAATAAGCGTCTAGCACTTCCATCTACGTCTAGCTTGTCTTATTCTAGAATTAGGATCATTTCTTGTTTTGGCAGAGCTTCTTTTTAATTGACCAGCTGATCTTGCGCAATAAGACTTTCTTCGTTTGGCTGCTTTACTACCTGGTTTAACTTTACCAGTAACTGCAGTTTTTAATTTAGAACCAGGATTAGCTCGTCTATATGCAGCGACACCCTTACGTGTCATTCCAGCTCCTGATTTAGTTTTTCTATAATTACCACCTTTACCAGTAGTTTTTCTTATAGGATTTTCTCTACGTCTTTTAGGTCTGATTCTGGTTCTGGCCATATGGGTTTAATCCTTCTTGTGCATCAAGTAATCCTGTATATTCTTGATTAGTAATTTGTTGTTGTTCTGTGTTTCCTAAATCTGGTATTTCTGTAGGTTGAGGTGCATCGTAAGTCATATAATCTATAATAGGTTGTTCTTCTTGTTCTTGAAAATTACTTAAAGCACTTCCTGGAAAATTCATAGGTGGCATAGCTTGCGCTGGAATAGGTGATATTTGTGGTGCAACATTTTGATTAAAGAAATTATTAAACTCTGCTATATCTTGAGAAATAGTTGTATCAAAATTTACTGGAGTACTAGGTTTGTCAAAATCCCATTGAAACATATTATCTTCCTTGTCCTTTGTAACGTGTTTGTTTTTTTTGACGTTTCTCCTGTTTATTTTTATTTTTTTTATGTGATCCAGGTCCTCGTTTTTTTGGCTTATCTCTTGGTATGAAGTGTGTGAACTTCTGCTTGGCCATTAGTCTTTATTTTTTTTTTTATCAATATCTATTTTAATAATTTTAGCAGATTTCTTTTTTATAATATCAGCTGCAGAAGTATAACTTTTTGCTTTACCTTTAAAAAGTAATCCACCTTTATAAGAACTAGATACATTAGCATCAGCTACATCAATTGTTTCACCTTCATCATTGAAAGTCTTTTCAGCTTTAGTTGCTACGAAATCATTATCATTATCATTTTCTTTTCTTGACATTTTTCTTTTTCCTTTTTTTTCTTAACATAGCAAAGTCTACACCTGTTAACTTGCCATCTTTATTTTTATCTAGTTTTTTTTTTTTGCCTTTTAACATTCTTTTTGACCTTTCGTTTTTTAGGCGCTGACATTCTAGAATTTTGTAATCTACCTAGACCGGAACCTGCACCAGCAGTCATCTTCATAATTAAGCTCTTTTAATTTTTTTTATAAAAGCCATGTTGTCGCCATGAAAATCAGAGTTGCCTTTAGTTTTATCTTGAATAGTATTTGCAGCAGATGGATCTTGTTTAGGTGGATGAGCTTGTGGCCCAAAACCTGCAGCAGCTCCACTTGAGTTATACTGAACAGGTGTTCTAGTAGTTTTCTGTGTAGTTGTCATTAATAAATTCCTCCAGTTATATTTATTTTACCAATGAAATTTTCCATTTCATTTTCTCGTCTAGTTTGTTCTTTTACTACTTCGTCACCTGGATCTTGCATAGCTTTTTTAATCATAGCAGCTGGCTCGATAGCTCCAGGGAACTTTTCGTAAAATCTTGCATTAGATTTTTTAACATCTTCAACTGAATAGTTTTTAGTGTTATGATTACTAATAGCTTGCTTCGTAAATGGGTTACTCATTTAAGTCCTCCGTTGTACTTAATTTTCTGTTTAGTATACCTTGAAAACACGACTGTGTAAAGGTAGGAAGTAACATTTCGCTAATAGGTGATTTATTATGGCCAGTAGACCATGAAAGACAAGGTACTCCCTTCTCGTCCCATGCAACTAGAGCATATCCTTTTATATCTACTTTATCACTTATCTTGATACATGCATCATGAAAAGCACTAATTACTTCTTCATCTTGACGTTTTTCTACTTCTTTAGAAGTAGGTTGTCTTTTCTTAATAGGTCTATACCTATCAAGAGTAATAATGTTTGTCTTTTTTAATGTATCGTTCTTGTTCATAATCTTCATCATCTGGGTCATCAGGGTGCGTTACTAAAAAGCCATCACGAATACGCAATAAAGCTTGAACGCAAGTATCATGTATATCGTCATGTTTTCCATAAGGAAAAGCACCTGATTCATCTAGTACACTTTTAGTCCAATCTTCGTCTAATGTAAAGACTAACCCGCCTTCAAACATTGGAGCTACAGAGTGAGTTCTGGAAACTTTATCTCTTTCAGGATTATAAGTAACTACAGGCACTCCTGATCTACGCATATCTTGTATTAAAGATTGACCAGAAGCTCGTTGTTCTATAAGCACTTGATCGGGTCTCCATTCTTCATAACTATCTTGTGCACGTTTTCTTAAATCTGGATACTCTAATCTTTCTTTCCATGCGTCTAGTAATATTGCTGCAGCGTAAGGTCGATTACTTTCATCACGAGCATTAAACACTCCCCAAGTTGTACAAGCAGAGAAGTCAGCAGAAGCTTTTGTAGAGAACGCAGTATCATAAGATTGAACTACATATGATAGTGTAGGAATTTTATCTCCGTCATATATATTCCACCATTCTCTTTTGATAATGGATCCTTCATCATTGCTTGGTTGTTGTTGATAAAGAGCTTGCCATACACGTTGACCTACGGTATCTTTTATTTTTTCTAAATCTTCTTTTGAATAAGCTTCAGGCCATAATGCATTGCCTTTATTATCTATCGCTGGTAAATCTAAAACTTTCCAATCTTCTTTACTTTCTGATAATATGTGACCAGCTAAATCGTCTTGGTGCCATCGTGTTTGAATTATAATTACTTTACCACCTGGCTGAAGTCTAGTGTAAGCTACAGACTTATACCATTCTACTAAATTTCTTCTTTGTGTTTCTGACTCTGCGTCCTCTCTACCTTTTATAGGATCATCAATAATTAATAGATGCGCACCTCTACCAGTGATTGCTCCACCTGCACCTACTGCAGAATAAGTTCCACCTTGCATAGTATGAAATCGTTTAGCAGAACTAGAATCAGCACGTAGACCTACTTGAGGAAATACACTATTGAAATCAGGACTGGCTATCTGGTTACGAACTTTACGACCAAAGTCATCAGCGAGTTCTTGAGCATAAGTAGATTGAATTACAAATTCATTAGGATTATTACCTAGATACCATGCTGGAAAAAATTCTGAACATAACATAGACTTTCCATGTCTTGGTGGCATGAATACTGCTAATCTATTTATCTCTCCTTTTTCTAGAGCTTGTAAATTTTTTGCAATCAATTGTATATGAGCTGGATCCTTGTATCCAGGATATACATGTTTTGCATAATCTAATAAACTATCTCTAGATTTAGAAGTCGATAGTATCTTATTTAAATGTTCTATTACTTCGGCTGCTCTTGGATCTTTAGTCTTTTTGTATATCTGTATAGCTGACTTTAACTTTTCCTTGATCTGCGGTTTTTGCATTTTGTTTACCTGCTCCTATGGAACCTTTTTCTTGATACTCTAAAAATTTTTTTTCTAAATTAGCAAAAGGTTTTATTTCTTTTCGAGTAATCTTTTTCCAATGTTCTGAACTTTGTCCAATTTTATCTAGGAACCAAGATAACTTACTTGCGTCCGCAAATCTAGAGTTAACCATTTTTTGATGATGTAAATCACCTTCTTGATCAGGGTTTCCCTCTTTGTATATTCTTTCTTTAAAGACATCGTCATTATTGTTACCAGTAATATCTGCTCGATCATGTAAAACGTCTATATCAACTTCTTGCATAATATCTAACATGTAAGCAATTTCTGAGACCCACGCATCATTTTGACCATGAAGACTTATATGATCTACACATCTAAACCAATCATAGGGCATAATAGGAAAGATACTATAAGGGTGTCCTGTTTGTTCTCGAACTTTAAGCAGTTTAAATTGTCCATCAAACTTACTAATTTCTAAATCCCAATTTTTAGTTTTCATAATAGCATCGTCATTAAAGAACATGATCCACATGCCTTGAGCATATGCAGCTAAAGAATTATTATATAAATGTAAATTTTCGTAACCTTGTCTTTTAAACTTTATTACTGATCTAGCTGGATGTTTGAAATCTTTTAAATAATCTATACTCTCTGGATCATCGTCATCTACTCCAAAAAGAAGTTGAATTTTACTTGGATCAGAAGCATTATCTAATAATGATTCTACACATTTTTTGAGTAAGGGAACTCTCTTCCTTGTAGGAAGTAAAATTGATACTGTCATTCCTCACTCTAATTTGTTTATGATACTATATAAACAAAAAAGTTTTGCCCACCATCACCCCTGCTTCCAGTAAGTCTCCCTACCATTGAAGCAACACCTAATTTTTTTCTTCTATCTCATAGAAAAATTTATCCGTATCCTCGGTCCGCCAATCCTTATTCTCTACATTCCATTCGTTTGTTTGGACTTTGTAGTCTGGGATTTCGTTTCTCGTAGTGAACGAATTAATGTTCCATAATAGTCTGTTATTAGGTTGAGCAGCAAAATTACCGTTGTCAAGCTCCAGTATATGAGCGCACTTATGCTCCTGAGGAATTTCAGAATGATCTGTGTCAAGTAAATTGGAATCAGGGTGACACCAGTCAACGGTAAACAGATACTCACCATGATAAAATTTTTTATCTTTACCAATATATTTAGCTCGTTGTCCGATTAAAAAAGAAAAATGATTAACACTATGATGGTAACCAAAGCAATTCCACAGCTGAAGAAAGTCGTTTGACAAATCTGGCACTTCTTTCCGTTCCATACTTTTAGAAAAGAAGGCACATATTGGCAAACGCCAAAAGCAAGCGCCATTTTCCAACATGATATTAAAGAGGAGACCACGACCCTGTATACTTGTAAGACCAAAGATAACACAGTCTTCGCTTTCTCCATTATGTTTTCGTAAATCATATAAATACTCCTTGCGTACTTTACAATAAATTGGTGGAAGGCTACTATTTAAAAATGACATTGTAAAGATATAAAATAAAAAAATTTTTTTTACTACAAAATTTATATACATTTATGCCATTCATCACTCTTTCTATCTCTTTCTCCCTTAAAGGGTAGATTTTCTTTTTAAACTTAATACGATTAAAATCAATCAAACTTAATACGAATTATAAAACTAGATAAATGATGAGAGAAAAAAAGAAAAAAAAAGAGAGAGAGTTTAAAAACTCTCTCTCTAATCTTATTTAGTTATTAAAGACTATTAACTAATTTAGTAAAGTAATTCTGATTTTCTATAATTTCAGAACTAACTTTATTTTCACTAATATATTTTTTATTACTCTCTAATAAATCTAAATATAAATTCTTTTTAGATTTATTTATATATTGAGGAAAATCAACTAATAGATTAACTTTTTTAAATCTATTATTGAAAGTCGTATCGTAATCAAAATCAATTTTACGATAGTTATTATTATAAGCTAATTCTATATTAGTTGAGAATTTAGCTTTTTCATAAACTAAAAAAGACTTTGATTTATCTCTTTTAGTATTAGTAAGTCTGAATAAAATTTTATTCTTTGATATCTCTCTATGAGATAAAGAAATTTTATTCTCTACTATTTTATTTTCGTTAGATTTATTTTTCATATTTCTACTTTCTAATTCTTTTAAAAACTCTTTTAATTATTAAAAGATATAATTTTTAAAAGATAAAAATATAATACTTATTTTAAAAGAAATTAAAACTATTATTTTCTGTTGTATTAGTTTTATTGTTGTTCTCTTTTTGTTCTTATTATAGACTAATAATACTACCTACACTAGAAAAGTATAAATAGTAATAAATAATAAAAACGTAATTGGTAATTTAAATAATATAATCATAATTCTACTTTCTTAATTAGTTAATAAAATTAATTAATATA